TGGAAACACTACTTTCAAATCCCATATATAATCTCCTTTCGCTAATGTTACTTTCTTACTAACTGAAATCTTATTATTATTTACTCCAATAATTGTTACTCCACTTCCATTTGTTGCAATAAATAATGCAGCAGAAGTAGAACAACCTTTGTAAACTGAAATGGTAATTGTACTACCTGTCAAATTTATTGGAATAGTATCTAAAAACAATTCAAATAATTCACTCCATGTATCTTGTGAAACTATTTCTATATTATAATCAACAGGTTTAAAATCACTCATGTTAAAGGTATTTGACATCTATTATTTAATGATGCTAATGTTATTGAAATATCTGCTCTAACTCCTGCTAATACATCTGGTTCACTTTCGACAAATAATGTCATAGGTATTCCATCTGCAACTTTCCATTCATTAGAATTATTTCTTATTTGTGCAATAATATCTTGTGCAGTTAGTAATTGGTCAGACATCACTTCTAATTCTTCAGTAGTTTCTATTTGCCTATCCATGAAGTAAATGCCAAAAGTATATTGAATCTCTTTTGCCAAAATTTGACAACTATCAAGATTAAAAAACATAGCAGGATAAACCACTTCACCTTGTGAAAGATGGTCAAACACATCTCCGTACAACACAAAGTTAATTTGTGCGTGTTGGTTTCCGTAGTCTGTTAGTTTTTTTACAATTTGGTTGAGGGTTAATGCCATTTTTTATTAAATATACTTTTAACTTTTCTTGATTTTTTTTATTCGCTTCTTTACTCACAACAAATTGGATTATTTCCTTGATATTTATCTTCGTAAGACTTAAAAGAACCACAACAATTTTTATCACCTAACCAAATTGATGCAGTATAAGCATCTCTTTCTGGTTTGATTGCATCTATTCCACTTCCGTAATTTAGATACAATGGGAATAAAACTTGATTCTGTCTTAAATATTTAATTAATCTTTGCTTGTAATTCTCTGCTCTTTTTTTATACCTATTGGCAACATCAATCATATCTTGCATAGAAGGTAATTCTGTTGCATCTCCTCCCTTCCTCAATAATCCTTTATTATAAAACTGAAAACTTAATCCTTGTGGTAATTCAGATAGAACATAGTTTACTAAAGTATCTACAATGTATAAATCAAGTAAATCCTTTTCATCACAAGTTAGTGTTCCACAAGAAATACCTTCTTGAAGTCTTTTGTATAATGCAGTTCCTAAAGCAGGATGAATAAAAATATCTTGTGCTGCTTTTATCTCTGGAAGAATCAATTTGTCATCTACATTGTTATGCAGACCTGTTCTTTCCTTAATTGTTTCAGATGATATGAAAAGTATGTTTAAACTCATTTTATTTTGGTATTGATAACTTCCTCTACATATCTAAATGTGTAATTACTTGTATGTTTTCTTTTATTTTTTAAACACATATTTATTGCTGCCCTATTTATTCTTAAATCATCTGCACAATTTTGTTGTGATAAATACTTTGCAATAATTTTATCATTTAAATAAACATAAAATTCCTTTCCACCTTTAGAAATTATACTTTTTGTTATTTCTTCTTTTGATTTTTTTGTTCCAAATCTTGGGTGATTTTCTCCTTTTATTGATTGACTTATTTTATTTTTTGATTCTTGAGTATGATTAAATTTTATTTTATTTAAATAATAGTTATTCCCTATATTTCTATTACTTAAATTTTTTTTAAATTCTTCAGAAAAAATCTTTCCCTTAGTTCCTTCTCCACCATCTGTCATATTGGATAGAAATCCTGTATCATTATTTTTTCTTCCGTACATTTTAATAAACTCAATTTCTTTTTTACAAGCATCATCCCAAGATAAATCATCCATCACTATTTCAACTTCATAATCTGTAATTGCAATAATTGACTTCCAATAATCATTTCTTTTTAGTTTATTATATGCTCTTTTAAAATTAGAATCACCACCTATTCCAATATAAAATGGTTGATTTTTGTCTAATCTTATATGTCTATAAATGTATGCCATTATTTACGAGTAACGATGTTGCTACGCCATTCATGTCTGCAAGATGGAGAATGTATGTTAGTATTTGGAATTGTATACCATCCTCCTCTCCTATCCCATACAGAATACCCAAGTCTTGCACTCATTTGTTCTATATCGCTTCTTGAATACATTTTATTTGCTTTGATTAGATACTTGCAGAATGGTCTTGATGTATCTAAATCATTATCACTAAAACCTTGTTTCCATTCATAAGAATATCTTACTAAAAATTCAGTAGTAATAGGTTTAATCTTTTCTATGATATTACGCAAAGGTTCTGTTAACTTCCTTTCAATCTGAATATTAGAATCAATACCTTTACCAATTTTTGTTTCAGTAGATTTAATATATCCTTTATCTTCTAAACCTTTTATAACTATAATTATAGTAGGTACTTCTTCTCCTAATATTTCTGCAATAACTTCTGGAGTAATTAATTTTTGCTTAGAAATTAAATCCAAAACATTTGCTTGTAGTTGGTTTACCTCTGCAAAGTTTACTTCTTCAAAGATTGATTTCTTTTTCCAAACATTATAATTATCTCTATCATCTCCAAATTCTAAAAAAACATTATAATCTTCGCTAAAAGATTGAGGAGATACATTTGTATCTACTGAATTTTCAAGGTTTACTAATCCTCTTAATTCGTTAGGAGTTAAGTTTTCCAAAACTTTAGCAGCAACATTAGGAGATAAACTATTTATTGAGTTAATCACATCTTGATTAGTTGATACAATTTTAGATGCAGGTAAACCAATCTTTTCTCTTAATTCATCTTTAGTCATTATCAAAGCAAGTGTTGCCTCTGACAATGTTAATCCTATTGGTTCTGTTGGAATGATTTTTAAATCTTCTGGATATCCAGAATATCCACAAAGCATATTGAAACAACTTTCTAAACTCTGTTGCTTTGCGTTTACATAAGTATTTTTAAAAATCTCATAACCATCTTGCATCTCAGACCTGCTTCCCAAAGTTCCTGCTTGTGCTATACCAAAAATTGAAGGAGTAGTTATTTGATGCCCACTAAAAATATTTACTTGAATGAGACTATCTACATTAGCAAAATCTTCTTTAGTTAAATCTGATGCTCCTAAGTCATCTACTATTGGTTTTCTGGAAGCATCTGTTACAAATGACAACATATACTTTATTCCATCTGCTCCTGTATAAGTATCCTTAAATTGTTTAGATACTTGCCTCTGTTCATCTGGTGATGGTTCACCATTTGGTAAAGTAATAAGTTTACTTGCAGAGAAACCTGTTTTGGCATTGCCTAAAACGTGCTTAGACACCTCAATATCAGATTCTATGTAGTTTAAAGCACCAAAGTATGACGGAAGACTATATGCTTTAATATCTGGTCTATATTCCTTTATATAATATATCTGATTACCTACTGCATACTTAGGATTAAAAGCATTGTATATTTTTGTTTCTTCTGCTCTATCTTTCCAATCTGATTTATACCAAAACTGAGTATTATCCTTATTTGTTCTGATTTTTGAGTAGTCAACGTGCCATATTTCAGAGATATTATCTACTCCCCATATAATTTCAAGATATGCACCTCCAAAAATCTCAATATCCATTGAAACTTTCTTCGTTAAATCGTTTAAAGTTTCAGTTCTGTTAACTTTATTGATGAATTGCTGATTACCTACCCAACCATTACCACAGATATAGTGTACTTTGCTTCTAACAATAGCATTATGCTTAGCAGACTTATTGAATAAATCAATTAAGTATTGAGGATAATCGTTTTTTTCACCATATTGTATATAGCCTTCACCTCTTTTTTCCTTATAATCTGGTTGCCTTGCTTCGGCAAATTGTATTAATTGGTAATTCATTTTCTTATTTTGTAAGTATCTGTTGTCTGATACTCTTTGAATATTGTTTTAGATACGTTTAGCATCATAATACCAGATTCTAACATATTTAAACCTGCTTCATTTGTGTTACTTGTGCTTGTAGTTTCGTATACCTCATAGTCATACTGCCCATAATTTTGTAAAGCAAAATACTTATCTGTTTTTATAGAAAATTTATTATACCTTTCTTTGAATAAGGATACATCTGATGCGTATAATAAAATAAATTTAGTATCTAACTTAGTTTGTCTATTGATGAACCTAAACAAATAATTAGGAGTAGGTAACAACTGCTTCTCAGTTAGTGTTAAATAAATAAATTGAGTTTCTCCTTTTGCTAATTGTATCATCTATTATAAATGTCTTAATAAACGATATTTAACAAAAATGCCCCACAGAAGTAGGGCAAATTTATTTTTAGATTTGGTTTAAGCACCTGCCGTAGTCAATACTGCTGCAACACCAGAAGAAACTTCCTGTGCCATATCTGGTTCTTTTCCTGTAAAGGTTAAAGTATATCCACTTCTATCACCAAATGCAGTTCCTGTTTGAGAAGAACCTGCCGTAATATCTAATCCTCTCTTTGCTCCAAGATACCAATACTTGTCATTGTTATCTTTTGCAACTGCAACTAATAAGTTTTTAGCGAGAAGCATAATTTCATTACGAGTATTTACCAAAAGTTTATTTAATACTATTGTCAATACTTGCTCATAAAATATAGTTCCATTTTCAACAGATGCAGTTACATTTTCTACTACAGAAGATGTTTCTTTTACAAGTTCATATTTAAAAAACTTCTTTCCTGTTTTCTTTACTAATGCAGTAATTACTCCAGATGCTTCGGTAAATGATGTAACATCTTGCGATGCCATAAAATAAACTTCAACTATACCACCTAAAGAATCCTTACAATCAACAAGATAATTTTGTGTTAACGCACAAGGCATATATTTAGAATTTAAAATGTTAAAAAAAAGGGAGTTTTACCTCCCTATTATTTTTATGCAAGGATGAACTTCACCATTTCATCTGGGAATGCAAACTGAACTCCTGCTTTAAATTCTGCAACAAACCTTACTTCATCTGCTTCTTTTGCGTAGAAGATTTCAAATCTTTCTTCTTCGTTTAACAAATCAGTACCAAAGAACAAGTTGCTCAAACGTGTAGCATAAATTTTGTTTGTGCCATTAAGACCTTGTACTGCTATTACTCTGATAGGAGTTGCAGGAAGAATTATTTCTGAATCTGCTTTTACATCAAATGAGTAGTTGAACAAGTTAGCATTCTTCAAAGCAAGTGTATATGTTCTGAACACATCCATTCCACAGAAGATTACCATATCATCAGCAGCAACAACTTTTGCAGGGATTGCACTATAAACACCATCAAAAATTGAGATAACATTTGCAGCAGTAATGGTAGACAATGGAGCACCGGAGATAAATGTAGATGCGTTAGCAGCAACTACTCCAGATGCAGCACCAATCAACTTTACTAAACCATCAAACTTGTTAAGATTACCATTTGCAGATGCAGTATCACCTTGCCAGATTGCAGTTTCTAATTGTGAAGCAATAGTTTTTGCTTTCTTATCAGTATATTCTTGCTCAAATGGAATTGAATCATACATGCTTCCTGTTGGCAATGCCTTCTGAAGATACTTTGATTCCAATGACTTAGGACATAGTGCTTCGTTTACTTTAATTTTACCAATGGTTAAAACCCTTTGAGTAAATGAAGTAGTTCCAGAAGCATTGAATCCACAAGAACCACCTGCTTGGAAAAATGCGTCTGTATCCATTATGTTTACAGTTTCAGCAGATTTTACTCCAATCATTACGTTTCCAGATGCTTTAATTAATGAAGCAGTTTTTGCTCCAAGAACAGAAGAAGTTACCAATAACGCTTCGTTTTGTTCTGTATAGTCTGCTAATGTGCTAATGCTAAATGCCATTTTATTTAGTTTTTATTGTTTAAGATTGCGTTACGATATTTCTCTATTCTATCAAATTTCAAATCAGTAGTTTTTTCAAACTTAAAAGATGTTGGTTTCTGAATTGGGTCTGTTGAAGGCAATTTGCTAAAATCTTCAAACATACTTACTACAGAACTAAAACCTTCTTTACTTTTTTGCTCTAATGATGCAATTTTAGATTTCAATTCTTTATTCTCATTAAAAAGAGATTGGATTTGACTTCTAAATTCAGAAGTAACTTCTTCCATTTTCTTTTTAACCATCTTGCTCATTTCTTCTTCTGGCATTGCATCTTCTTTAGGTGAAGCAATTTCTAAAATTACTCCTGCTTCATCAAGTTGGATTACAGAACCATCTGCAAGTGTATGCTCTCCCATTGGTGCAAAACTTCCATCTTCCAATGTAACTACTCCACCGATTGCTAATTCGCTAACCATAACTTTAGTACCATCAAGTAAAGTGTATTCATTCATCTCTACTTTTTTCTTTGG